GATATATATTGCTAACCCTAATGGAGGTTTTATTTATGGGAAAACCATATGATATTAACAAGTTTAATCGAATACTAGAAAAGGCTAATCAAAAACAAGAGCAATAGAAATAAGTGTGAGAAGGATTATGTTGTCTAACGGTTTAGTTATCGACGATGAGAAAGAAGTTTATCGGTGTAAAAATAGAATGAGGCATTTTATGATAGATGGGGTTGATGAAAAACTGGGAAAAATCGAGGTATTTTATGAAGTTAGTTAAGCGCACAGTTATACCTAAACCAAAATATGTTTATAACCTACATATTAGGAATAACCATAACTATATTGCAAACGATATTATAGTATCAAATTGTCACACGGCAAAATCTAAGTCGTTATCCAATATCATGATGAAAATGCATAATGCAGAATATCGTTATGGAATGACTGGTACGATTGGTTCAGACTCGACTGTCTATAAATTACAACTTGAGGGACTATTTGGTCCTGTATACAAAACAATAACAACAAAAGAGTTGATAGATAATGGTACGTTAGCGAAGTTAACAATTAATGCTCTTGTCCTGAAGCATTCAAAGCAAACGAAAATGAAATATCAGGAAGAAATGAAGTTTCTGGAAGAGCATAATAGGCGAAACGAATTTATCGTGAAATTAGCTCTTGATAGGAATGGTAATAGTCTGATATTATTCAGGACATTGGAACACGGGAAAGCTCTGTACGAACTAGCAAAGGCAAAGGATGCCACAAGACAAATTTTCTATGTATCTGGTGAAGTTGACGCCCAGGTTAGAGAAGACATTAGACGAATAGTAGAAAAAAGTCCCAACGCTATTATATTTGCTTCATTTGGTGTTTTCTCTACCGGTATCAACATAAAAAGGCTGCATAATATCATATTTGCCTCGCCTTCAAAATCGCAAATAAGAGTATTGCAGTCGATAGGTCGGGGACTTCGTAAGTCGCCGGATGGACAGAACACCATATTGTATGATATAATAGACGATATGGGATTTGAGAATTATGCGTTGAAGCATGGCATGGAACGCATGAAAATTTATATGTCCGAGAGGTTTAAGTTCAAAACATACGAGATTCGATTCGATGGAAAACGACAATAGCCAACAAGAAGAACCAGCGATTTTGCTCAAATTAGTTGATGGGACATTGTTGATCGGAACAATGCTTCTTGAAGAAAAATACCATTTGTATATTAGTACACCTGTAGAAATATGTACAGAAGACACTGGATATTCGATGAAAATTTATGATATTGCATACTATGCCAAACATCCAGTTGTTTCGTTTTTGTTGGATAATATAGTTGCGTTTACACCGGCATCTAATCGATTGGAGAATCAATATTATGGTTACATAAAGTCATTAAAAAAAGAAACGTCAAGAACATTAAAGGATAGTTGTAAAGATGACTACTCGATACATTGACAACAAAAAATTTTCGAGAGCCGTTGCTGATTATGTGATAGAATTGAAACAGGCAGAAAAACAGAATAAACCAAGACCTCCAATTCCAAACTATATTGCCGAGTGTTTTATCATGATAGCTGAACATCGTGCGAAACACCCAAGTTTTGCTGGCTATCCATTTATTGATGATATGATCGGTGATGCAATCGAAAAACAACTAAGAGCAATAGGTAATTATAATATCGATATGAAGACTAGGACGAACGCACCAAATGCGTTCGCATATTTTTCTCAAATTGTATTTTTCAGCTTCTTGCATCGTATTGCTACCGAAAAGAAACAACTACACATAAAAGAAACATTGATAAAAGACTTAGATTTGGCTGAATTGGCGGATTGTGATGATGACTATGAATCTGCTTACTTGACAAAGATGAAAACGAAAATGGGTTATCATGACTACATCGATGATATGGAGATCACAGCAAAGCATAATATCCTGAATCCAAGAAAAAGTAAACTATGAAGATAGCATTTTTAACCGATACTCATTGTGGTATTCGTAATTCCTCTGATATTTTTATCGAATACCAGAATAAGTTTTATTCCGAGATATTCTTCCCCTATTTGCTCAAACATAACATCAAACATATTATTCATACTGGGGATATGTTTGATAATAGACGAGCAGTAAATATTAAAGCATTATATGCTCACCGAAAGTATTTCCTTGAGCCATTAGTAGAAAACGGTATAACTCTTGATGCTATACCAGGCAATCATGATACATATATGAAGAATACTAATGAGATTTGTTCGCTCAAGGAATTATTGGGCTATTTTGTTGACAATGTCACGATTTTCATGGAGCCGACTGTAGTAGAATATGACGGTCTTAGAATAGCATTGATCCCTTGGATAAATTCAGAGAATGAAAAACGAGTATTCAATTTCATTGAATCATGCAAGGCAGACTTTGTTGCTGGTCACTTTGAATTTGGCGGCTTTGAGGTAATGAGAGGAATTGAAGTTCATGAAGGTCTAAGTACAAAACCATTCTCAAGATTTGAACTTGTCATTTCTGGACATTATCATACTCAATCCAGAAAAGGAAACATTATGTACCTTGGTGCTCCGATGGAGTATTTCTGGAATGATTGTGATGACCCAAAATATTTTTATGTTTTGGATACTGAAACGCGCGAACTAGAAGCTATCAGGAACCCATTGACACTGTTCAAGAAGCATTATTATGATGATGAACAAAACGATTATTCAAAGTTTGATGTGAGCATCTTTAAGGATAAATTTGTCAAGGTCATTGTTAGGAAACGGACTGACGCTTATCAGTTTGAGAAGTTTATAGAATCAATCCAACAGCTTGATATTCATGATCTGAAAATTGACGATACTATTTTAGATCATTCTTCCATAATGAACAATGAAGAAATAACCATCGAAGACACTTCTAAACTGCTTGAGTCATATATCAATGGGATACATACTAACCTGGATAAAAGGCGTTTGAATAAGCTAGCACAAGGTCTGTATATCGAAGCAGTAAACATGGATTTCTAATATGATCGAATTTATCGAAGTCACTTGTAAGAATTTCCTATCTGTTGGTAACAACCCTGTTACATTAAAACTGAATGAAGGTTCAGTGAATTGTATTGTTGGTACGAATGGTTGTGGCAAAAGCAGTATAGGATTAGATACTATTGCATTTGCCTTATACGGAAAAGCATTCCGAAACATCAACAAACCGCAGCTCATAAATTCAATCAACAAGAAAGGGATGCTAGTTGAGCTGAAGTTCAAAGTAGATAATGTATCATATATGATTAGACGTGGTATGAAGCCGAATATTTTTGAGATTTACAGGGATGGGAATCTGTTAAATCAGGATGCCGCTTCTAGGGATTATCAACAAATACTAGAACAACAAATTTTGGGAATGACATTCAAGACATTCAGGCAAATTGTTGTTCTTGGTTCTTCTACCTTTATTTCATTCATGGAACTGCCTGCTGCTGCTAGACGCGAGGTGATAGAAAACCTGCTCGATATTGATATTTTTTCTAGGATGAACATTCTAGTAAAGGGTAAGTTAAATTCTATAAATGAAGAACTAAAGACATTAGAACACAAGCAAGAACTGCTTAATGTTGAGCATACTCACCAGAAACGATATATTAATGAATTAAGACGAAATTATGATGATCGTGTCGAAGAAATAAAGAAGTCTATAGAGGCAAGCGAATCGAGAGCTACCGAGCTCAAAACACAATACGATAAGATATATCCAGCAACAAAATCTTCTCATGACAAAATACAAAAGACGCTGAAGCAGCTCGTTCAGTATGAATCAAAGATTAGTGCAAAATTGTCATCGATTGTTAAGCAGCTAGCATTTTATGAGAAGAACGACACCTGCCCAGTTTGCACTCAGGATATTTCAGATACACACAAACAAGGCAAAAAGCGAGAACTAGAAGAACAACAAACCTCGCTACAAAATGCTTTGTCGGAGTTAGCAGATAAACGATCCGAATTATCCGATGAGCTAGATTCATTGGCAAGCGAATTAGCTAAATGTGACAAGTTGATAGCAGAATATTCGGCTGAAATGAGACGGGTAAACAAGTTGAGGAATGATATAAATAATATTCCGACAGCCGATATTATTCCAGAGGAAAACAAACTTCTGGAAATTGAGGTGAAACTGAATGAAATGCGAAAACAGTATAATGAATTGAAAGAGAGCAAGTTATATTATACAGAAATTTCTGATATGCTAAAAGATACCGGTATAAAGACAAAGGTTGTGAAGCAATATCTACCTGTGATAAATCAGCTGATAAAGAAGTATCTTAATATAATGGATTTCTTTGTATCATTTGAGTTAGATGAAAACTTTAATGAAATTATTAAGTCGAGGTATAGAGACGAATTCAAGTATACATCATTCTCAGAGGGTGAGAAGAAGCGTATTGATCTTGCACTGCTCATGACATGGAGAGAAGTTGCAAAGTTAAAGAACTCTGCTTCGACTAATCTACTTATCATGGATGAAATTATGGATGCATCACTCGATCAAGACGGTATCAATGGTCTTGTGCAGATACTTCATAGTTTCGATGCAAAAACCAATGTGTTTGTAATTTCTCACCGCGAAACACTTCAAGAGCAACGTATTTTCGATAACATTTACATGATGGAAAAGCAAGGCAATTTCACGAAAATGTCTAAGATTAATGGTTGACACGCTGGGCATGTTTTGATATTATTCAATCTGTTTCAATGATGATAAAGGAGGTATAAGGCACGACATATAAGGTACAAGGTACAAGGCATAAGGTAAATCTGTTTGTTTTAATCAAAGAGGAAAAGCAAAATGTCATTTGAAGCACTAAAGAAGCGTAAAAAATCAATCGAAGACCTAGTAAATGCGGCTCGAGCTGCTCAGGGTGATAAATCCAACGACAATAATGTGTGGAAACTCGAACGCGATAAAAACGGCAACGGATATGCTGTGATTCGATTCCTACCAGCAAAGAATCCAGACGATCTGCCTTGGGTTCAATACTACGACCACGGATTTAAAGGACCGACTGGTAAATGGTATATCGAAAAGAGCCGTACTACTATCGGTGAAGACGATCCTGTATCAGTTTATAACAACAAGCTGTGGAATTCTGGTGTTGAAGCAGATAAAGAGCAAGTACGGAAACAGAAGCGTCGTCTGCATTATGTCTCAAATATCCTTGTAATTTCCGATTCTGCTAATCCAGAAAACGAAGGTAAAGTGTTCAAGTTTGTCTATGGTCGCAAAATATTTGAGAAGATCATGGAAGCTATGAGTCCAGAATTTGAGGATGAAACACCTATCAATGTGTTTGATTTTTGGGAAGGTGCTAACTTCAAACTCAAGGTGCGTAAAGTAGATGGCTGGGTAAACTATGATAAATCAGAGTTTGAAGACCCAAGTCCACTATTTGATGGTGATGAAGCAAAACTCAAGGAAGTCTATGAAAGCTTACATGATCTGAACACCTATATTGATCCAAACACATTCAAGAGCTATGAAGAGCTTGAGCGTAAGCTGAATGATGTTCTTGGTCTAACACCTTCTGGAAATAAAGTATCCGTAACAGAGAAAGATATGGAAGCTGCGGCTGAATCCGAGGCAGTGCCATCCGTACCAGACGATGTTCCATTTGATACCGATGACAATATGGATGATACGCTATCGTATTTTGCTGAACTGGCTAATTCGTGATTTAGATAGCTTTTGACCAAACACACCGACCTCCCTAGGAGGTCGGTTTAATTCTTTTTATGGCACCATAAAAAAATTTTTAATTGACAGCTTTCATCCTATGATCTATAATTTGGGTATAGATTGAAACGGAGGACTACATCATGAAGGCACAAAAGATGAAAGTCATGGACCCGGCAACCTTTATTAAGTCCGTTTTCGCTGGGCAGAAAGAGTTCTCGGACGTTAATCTGAGTTATCTTCCTGGCCATCAAAATATTGACTTTTCTGGCACAAAATTTGTCAATATCGTCATGAACATCTCCGGGTTTTATCGGTGTAACTTCGAGAATTGTACTTTTATCGGGTCGAATCTCCGTTGTTGCACATTCCGCGAGTGCAATTTCAAGAACTGTAAATTCATTGATACTGATATGGGTGGTGTCGACCTTCTTGGTTCTAACTTGGATGATGCGGTATTCGACAATGTCGACTTCACTGCCGCGTTTCTGGATGGCGTTGACTTTCACAACGTGAAAAAATTCAATGATGTTAATGTCTTCACTGTCCGAGTCGAGAAAGAACTTCTTCCCGAATCTGGCTGGTTCGTTGACATCGGGAAGTGAATTCCCAAAATCTCTTGACAAAGGACCAAAGATGGTCTATAATTTAGATATAAGTTGAAAAGGAGCTACATCATGAACTCATATATCGCCAAGATTCTCGCAACCGAGAACATTGACGTGGTCGAAGGGAATTATCAAACCGCATCCTTCGATCTGGAAAATCGTGTTCTCCGTCTCCCCTCGTGGCATAAAACCGACAAGTATGTTCACGACATGCTTGTTGGTCACGAGGTTAGTCATGCCTTACATACTCCGTCAAAAGAGTATCTGAAAGCATGTTCGGAATACAATCCAACTCATGTGAAT